CTCAAATCAACCCTATCTGCTGATACTGATTTTCTCGCATTGGATAACCATTTAGCTATTGAATTAGCCATGAAATAGTTAACCTTTAATGAATGGAAACTATATTTACCAGATGCCTTTTTAGGTTTAGCCTTTTTACCTCCATACCCTTTAACACCCTGATTTATATAATCAAAATATTTAATTTGTTTTGAATCTAATGGATAACCTACCTGCAATGTTGTGGATGTTCCATCTTGCTCAATAATTGGTACTGATACATCAGCCAAACCCCCTGTATTTATTGAACCTGATTTCTCAAGATTCTTTCTTATGGTATCATTAAACTCTAAACCTGCCTGAAATAAAAGCTGTTCAAGTACAGGGAATGTGTTAGGATCAATCCTCTGGTATGATCCTGAAAACCTGTTTAAAAATTGATCTCTTATAAATTTTGCCTGAGCTCTGTTCACAATAATAAATGAGGGAAATTGAGGATATTATCTCAGAAAAAACCCCTGCATAGAAATGCAAGGGGATCAAAACAACCGCTATGAAAAAAGCCTTAAAACAAATGCTGCAATAAAATCTCTTTAAGTAAATGATATGGCAATGGACTGATATATGTCCCATGCCCCACATGAATCTCTGTGTATTCTACCCCATCTCTCTCATATGGAATTATCACATCCACAGTATTAAAATAAGCCATCCTCCTGTCTAAATCCTCCCAATTGAACTCCATGTCCAAATCTTTTAGCATTCTGGTAGTGTCCGTATGATATAAGATTTCAATCTCCATTAACCATTCTTTTTAAAATCTCGTTCTGCTTTTAAATATGCCAGAGTGTTAAGATAGTGAATTATTGGTAATTCATATGCTTGGCTAACTGTGATATTTTCGTAGTCGGCAACAAGTTTGGTGCAATATTGCCATCCATAATATTCAATAAATCTGCTACCGCCTTTTCTGGGTTCGTTGCCCCCCTCAATTTCATCTGCTCCATCAAATAACCCTTCGAAATTTCTATCCAATTTCTGTAGACATGATAAAAAAAAACCACAGAATGGTAAACATCTACAAAATTAGCGGATAACATATCATTGGAATAGTCCTCATGTTTGGCTGAATCATACTTATCTAATTTCCACCCAAATAAAGTCCTTTTCATAGGATGCACCAAAGAGGCTGCTATTTTGTGCAGATTGGTTACTAAATCCTGAGAGAATGTTTTCCCTTCAATATACCTCGCTCCATTTATTTTCCTGACATCATAGATGCATTTGTACCTTCTACTATTTACAGTTATGTATTTTACAGGCTTCCCATCTATTTCATCATAGAGAAATTTCAGCCTCTTTTTCTGTTTATTGTATTCATCTATGTTTAAATTATCAACCTGATGCAGAGTCCACCCATTGATGATAGCAATCATCTTTGAATCTCTCTCAATCTCATCCTGTTCCTCTCTGGCTTTTACAATCTGCTGATATTGAAATACGTTTATATCTTTCCACTCCATTTTTGCTCAATTAAGGTATAAATAGCTAATGCAATAATTGGAAAACAAAGGATGCAACTAATTGGAAACCACATCCAATACATCAGATGCTTTATCCTTGACCTCAATTTGCAAGGTCTTGCCCATCGCATCAAAGATTTTTGTAATAATTGATAATCTTGGTTGAGTGCCATTTTCAAATCTGCTTATAGAAACAAAACTGATGCCTGATTTCTCAGCAAGTTGTTTCTGGGTTAGGTTTTGTTTTTGTCTTTCTGCTTTCAATAGTTCACCGATCATATTTCTATTTGTTTTATAATTTCTGATTTTGGAACAGTTAGTTTATCTAATAAATTAGCCACCTCCTGTTCTGCCTGTTCCTCTGTGTCGCATACTGCCATACATTTGAAATTAAATGTAGGAGCATCTTTCAGCCATACTAAAAATTCTACCTTGCCAAAAATGTCTGTTTTCTTTTCGATTTCAAGTACCATAATAGTTGATTTATAAATTAAAGATAGTGATAAATATTTAATGTAAAAACTTTTTTAATCCATCTGCACTTTTGGTTATTGCCTCTGCTCTTTCATATAGGCTCTTTATCTGGCTCTCAATCTCTCTTTTGTCATAGCTGCAGTAGTAGCCATTAGATGTAGCAATAACAGGTAGGATGCCCTCACTCCTGATGAAGTTGGTAATCTTTCTCAGCCTTGCTCCTGTCATCTTGCAGCCGAAATCATACTTTGCGTTTAACTTCTCGCAGATGTCATCCGATTTAATAGGATTCTCTTTTGTCTTAGTTGATAGTCCCTGAATGATCAAAGGGATGAAATGTTTCTCATCATCTGATAGTGGACAGGTTTCGTTTTCAAAGTTGGTTATCATTTTCCGTATGTTTCGTTATAGTATTGTTCTGCCTTTAATACATCATCTCTCCTTATTAAATCAAATGTTGATAGCCTTGCATTCATTATCTGCTCCTTCTCCATTGGTAAATAAACTTCATCAATTATTTCAAGTAAGTATGGCATACATGGTTTATATATGTCATTTATTTTCATTAGTTCAACTAATGCCTGCATTGCTGTTTGTTGTGCCATAGTTATTTGTTTATATTGACTTCTACCGTATCTAACTTGATGCTATCACATATTGTTTCATTATAGTATCCAATATGCCATTCAAATTTAGAATTTAGCATATTGAAACCGTAGTGATAGTCGTATTTTGTTGTATCATGTGACTTAACGCAATTCTGTATTACTACATAATCATGTCCATTTTTAGTAAAGTCAGGCTCAACTTTACAGCTTGACAATACTATCATCAAGACTATTATTTTATTACTCATTTGTATTATTTAAGTAAATATATTCTTCAGCTAAGTTATCTGCATCATTAACATGATTCAATTGTGCATCTAAAAATCCTTGATTGTATCCTATCTTAAAATCTTCCTTTCTTCTATCACTCTCTATTTGTTTGGCTTGTTTTATATATTTATCCCATTCTAAAATGTTTGGTTCTGCATGAATTAATTTTTCAGCCAACCATTCTACTGCTGTCAAAGTGTGATTATTTGTCACGGTTTGCTGTGCCATATTATAAACAGTTTTGATCTTGAAGTAATCCGATAATGATTGATCCGATGATTAAGGCTAAAATTAAGTTTAAAGTTTCCTTTTTCATAACTTGGTTTTAAAGGGGGATTGCTCCCCCTGTTTAATTAATCAATTAAATAAGCTAATGCAATAACATTATCATTTGATATGATACGCAAAAAGTAATTTTCAGTTTCACATAAGTTGTGATAGGTATAACTTATACCTGTTTCAACATCGAAACCTTTGATTTTACATAATTGCTGAAATCTATACCAATCATCCTTTTTAAATTGGTATTTTCTGATTGATGAAATTTGCTGTGTTTGCATAATAATTGGTTTTGTCTGTCAAAGATAAACCTTTCTTTAATACAAAGTGCAAAATAGATAAACTTTTTTTTAAAGGAAATTGTATCTGCCAGAACCTGCCTTCATGGTCATGTTATGGTAAGCCAGAGCCAGAGCCATAACTGCATCATCATGGAAACCAGATGGAGCTGAGTATTTCACCCCTGTTGGAGTATATTGATACTCAAACACTTCTAACTCCTCTGTAATTACCCCCTGAGGGAATCCTATTTTTCCTGTCTGGATTGCTGTCTGCAACCCCATCATTAATTGCTGTTTAGATTGAGATGTGAACTTAAGTCCTTGAATCTGAATGCCTTGCCTCAGCAAATCCTCATAAATTGGATCGCCTACTCCTGTGCTATCTATGACTATCGGTTTTCTGGGCAGGTTTAGGATTTCCTGTTTAGTGCTGCCCCAATCCTTTTGAAACCTCTTTAAATAGCTCACATTTCCGTTTTGATCCAATCCTATGATAACAGTCCAATCCACCGATTTAGCGACATCTATGCCAAAATAAAGGGGTTCTGAGAGGCTTTGTGGTTTCGTGCACATTTTGATGAACTGACTGCCAAATGGATTAGAGGCATTTTCCATAGGGTTAGCCATGTATTCCTGCTCAAATACTGCTATAGGTAATTGGCTTCTCGCATCATCTATCTCCTCAGGAGCAATATGGGGATTATCGTATGTTGTAAACTTGAAACTCTGCCATCCATGCTCTCCTGATTTCATGTACAGGGAATAGAAATAATTTTGCCCTTTGGGAGTTGACAGAAAGATAGCCTTTCCTCTAAAGTCTGTGAGGGTTGGTCTGATAGCATTGAGCCACCCATTCTCAAGGTTGGGGATATAGGATGCCTCATCTATGATAGCCAGATGGAATTTCTGTCCCCTAAGATTATCTAACCTTTCACCTGTAAAAAACCTGATTGATCCCCCAGAGAAAAAATTAAATACCAGATCAGATTTGTTTCCTGTTACATATTCAGCATCCAATCTGCTGCCGATTTCCTCATAGAATATTTTAGCTAATTGGTAGGTAGGAGTAATGTATGCAACGAGCTTTCCATTCAGGGCATTATCTATAGCAAGGGATTGACTGATCACACTTTTCCCCCACCGCCTTCCGCACATCAGAACTATAAACCTCGCATCACAATCCAGAACTTTCTGCTGAGTCTGATGAGCTATCGGTAGCCACAGGTCTATCTGTTTTATTTCCGTATCTGACAACTATTTCAGTTTTTACTTTATCGTTGTTTTCGTTCTTAGTCCCATCTGACCATTTACTCCTAAATCTATTAATCATGTTGAGTCTCCAGATTCTATCATTGAAAAATGGTATCTCATTGATCATTCCCATTCGCCCTATTTTCTCCCACCATATCATAGATTTTTGCGTTCCTATCTCTTTGGAGTGCAGAAAATCAGGAAATTTTTTTTCCCAATCATACAAAACCCTCTCAGAAACCCCGACAATTCCACCAAAACTCTCGAATGAATATCCCTCACTCATATGTTCTATGAGCATCTGGCAGAACTCCTCTTTGTATTCTGTAGGTCTACCTACCTTGCCCCCTATAGGTTCTTTCTTTTCTGTCATGTTTATTAAATGATTTTTGAGCCTTTCCTTTCTTTCTTTTCCCAAATGTAACTTTTACTTTATCTGCACCCTTTTTCATATCAACTGATAAATTTTACTCCATTCTGTAGGGAGGGTTAAATCTTTGTGTTTCCTGTAACCAACTGTTGCGAAAAATGCATCCCATTCCTGAGGTTGTTTTATGTTTATATGCCCCCATTGCTCATCATTAGCAGATTTATGAGGAGTGCTGCTGAATAATATCCAGATAGGAGTAGCCTGTTCAAATAGGGCAAATATCTCATTATCTGTCATGTGCTCCGCTACTTCGATAAATAGCATGATGTCAACACTCTTTAACTTATTGATGATTTTTAGCTCTGGAATCCTTTGTTTTAGGTAGTCCCTGTGAGCCTTGAATTTCTCAATAGCCTCTACTTTATATCCTGCCTCTATTGCTGCCTTTGCGTATGCTCCAACTCCACATCCGTAATCTATGACAGTTGTTCCGTAACCATTGAGTTGAGCTATAGTATTTTTAGCCAAATCCAGAAACTGCAGATTTTCCAGACTAATTCCGTTTTCTAACTCTACTCGCAAAAATTCTTTATCAGTAAACTTTCCCATATCTTTCTATAAATAGTTCATGTTGTTGTTTTAACCATTCTGTATGCTCTTTCTTGTCCCCATATCTCTCATGGCACATCCGACATACTGCCATCAGATTTTGGATCGTGTCTTTATCTTTTGAGCTACCCATACCCCTGCAATCAATATGATGAATGTCAACAGCTTTATTACCGCATACTTCACACCCAATGAAATCATCAATTCCATATCCGAAATATTTCATGTATGTTTTCGTGTGAGGTTTCATATCGTTCCATCTTGCAGAGGCAAATCCTCGTTTATTTCCACCCTCCGATAATTCTCTTTCCAGAGAGCCTTTGTCAGGATGATGGATTTTCTTTCAATCTCCTCCTCACTCGCCTCAAACCATAATAAATGCAGAATTTCATGGATAATTATCTCAAGATGCTTTTTCCCTTTGATAGATGGATCAATCTCTATTAAGCCATCACTATGAGCTATGCCCCATACCCTCTCCTTACCGAGTTTTCGGTATTTAATTCTAATCTTAGGCTCTACTCTATCATGCAGCTTTAACTTCATCTTTCATTTCTAACAGATCAGGTCTTTCCAAATCTGAAACTTCTAATTTATGTTTCCCCCTCACCTGTGCTAATGCTCTCCTGTAAATGCTTTCCTTAATATGCAACTCCTGTAGTTTTTTTACCAGAAAAACCTCCTGTTCTTCAATGCTCATTTTGTTAACTTTTTTAGGTATCATTTGTCAGTCTTTTGATGCATTTTATTGCAAGTTTTACATTTGTACATAACCTTAATAACCCCTGTTGCAGTAGTCCTCACCCCATTTCTTACTATATCATCACTACCACACTCAGGGCAAGTTCCCCGATATTGACCAAATAAAACACCATAGTGAGTTTTCGGTTCAATATGATTGTTCAAATGCTTGAAAACTTTCTCCAATAAAATTACATCATTTTTGCAATACTTAATCATTTTTTCCATTGCTGCCTGATCACTATCCAATAGTATTGCTTTCCAGAGATCAAACTCTGTTTTTATCTTACTGCCAATGCCTAAATAATTAGCTATGTAATTGAGCCTGTTTGAGTTAAATCTAAATTTACTTCTCGCAACCTTGAGAGTATCTATGGTTGTGTATTTTGGGAACATATCAATCCCATGAAAAAGACATCTGGTTCTGATCCATGCCAAATCAAATTTATCTCCATTGTGCCCAACCATTTCATGTGATTGGTCTGCCACCTTGATAAATTCCTCAAGCATTTTTTTATCGTTCTGTTTCTTATCCCAATGGAGTCCGTAAACTTCCTTTTCATCCTCCCATTTGTAACAAATGCAAATAATTGCCCTCTCTTTTATGATATTAGAGTAGTCAATATTCTTTTTGAAACCTGCCTCCCAGAATAATCCAATGTTAGGACTCGTTTCTATGTCAAAAAATAACCTCCTGCGTTTAGTCTGCATATGGTATGTACTTGGTTTTGCCTTGCTCCTTTATAGCTCTCAAAACCTGTTTCCTCTGCTTTCCTGAGGCTGAATAACTCACATGAACCCAATCAGGATTTTGTTTTGTCCCAAACTCCCAGATTAATTGATCAAAATCCAATTTATCTTTTATAAATTTAAAGATTTCTGCATTACTAATATCAGTTCCATCCATATCAATGTCAAGTGCCTCCCCAGAACTATGCTGAGATTTCATTGCACCGCCAATAGCAGCATTTAATGCCTGTGATCTGTAACCACTACTAATACGGATAGGCTGCCTGAAATTGGCTCTAATAGGCTCGAAAACTTTCTCAGCTATGAGTTTAAGATTCTTGGTATGCTCCTCTGTAGGCATATTAGAAATCCCTCTCCTCTTGGCTGATTCGCTCCTCGTTACTTCTACTAAATCCAGATGCTCACTTAGTTTCATCTTTTTTATTTATAGCTTTTTCATATGAAGTAAATCCTAAGGCTGCTGCTGCTAATCCTGCAACTGCCCACACCAATGCATCAGATGGAGTATGCTCTGAGTTATGATTCTCATAAAGAGTCCAACACAAAAAACCTGCACAGACTAAACCTACCAATCTTTTACTTGATGCTTCTCCTTTGTCTGATAAAAAACCCTTTGCCCAATCTATTAGCTTTTTCATTGTTCTATTATTGTTGAGTCAATGGAGCTTGAACTATCTGTGCTGATACGTTTTTTACCCCAAAAATTTGTTTTCTCTTTGATATAAATGGTATCTCTAACAATAACTGTTTTTGTTATTTTAGATAATTCATTTAATTTTTCGTTTTCTTTTTGTAATTCTACAATTTTTTTCTCTGCCTGTTGAAATTTATATACTATTTGCCTCTCTTTCTTAATAATTATTTTTTCAGTAATTGGCAGCATTTTTATCACAGAATCATACAATGGTTTTTCAATGTCTTTATTTACGATAATCTTTTTATTATCGGTATTGCATGACATTAATAATATCATTAATATGTATCTCATTTGATTTTTCCTAATTCTTGCAAAACCAAAAGTTTAGATGCAGCAGCAGATAGAAGGCTGTCCGATCTTTTTAGCTGTGCAGAAAGAATATCAATCTTTGCCTCAAGTTGCTCAATTTTTTGACCTTGTTTTGCTATTTGCTCATTATATTGCATTTTGCCATCTACATACAAATAGCTGATCCCTACAAGGGTAATCAATAAAAAAGCCTTGACAGGTTCTTTAGTAAACTGATCAAAGCTGAAAGTGGGAATTATTGAGTTTTTGGTTTCCATTTTTTCTAAATCATTTATTGTCAATTTCGTTTAATTTTCTTTGTGCCCATTCTATTCCTGCCTGACCGCCCCATGCATCAACAGCTAAGCCTCCACATCCTTTAGAATATGGAACATCTTTATATTGCAAATGCCTTGCAAATGATGCCATTCTTGAAATTGTTTCTCTGGAAATGGGCTCTTTGTTAGCTAACATATTAGCTCTGGCTTTGCCTGTTTGAGTCAGGCAAGTTCCCCAACCATTTTTCTCTGCCCATGCTACTGCTCTTTTTGCAGCATTTACTGCAGCCTGTGGGTAATCCGTATAGGACTGAACCATTGCAACTCTGATGGCTGCCCATGCTTTGTGAGCTTTCTCCTCAGTTTCATAAATACATGATCCTGTTCCGATTCTGTATTTTCCGTTGCTGCATTTGATGACAGGCATTTAGAGTAGTTTACTATAAATGCTGTTTCTTTTAGAATTTATCTCTTTAAAGTTGTAATGTTTTGAGCAATAATCAAATAACTCCTGACCTAAGCCTATTCGCATCTGCTCATCCCTGAGTAATGAGTTGATATGTTTGTTCCAATCTGACTGCTTATTAACATACAAAACAGGCAAATCTTTGTAAGGATGGACATTTGAAACTATGGCAGGATTCTTTTTAGCAGCAGTTTCCAGAACCTTGAGATTTGATTTCATTCCGTTGAACTTAGATTCAACCAGAGGAATCAGGCTCACATCAGAATCTGCATAAGCTGCCATGTATCTGGTAACATCTGTGTATCTGTAAATGTGAGTATCAAGTTTTCTACCTGCAGAGAAATAATAAGCCATGTAATTCCAAATGTCCCCCTCGCTCTCATTATACCCTGCCAATATCATTTTAACATTCTTGCCAATCAATCTTTTGAGAGGCTCTTTTAGAATCTTTAAATCCTTTTCATGTGTTCCGCTACCTGCCCAGAATAACCTGAGTTTATCTGATTCTATTTTATTGTCCAGAAACTGCTCCTCTCCATATGGCAGGGCATTAGGCAAAATATCTACATTAGGATTATATTGATAGATTGCCTCTGCGAGTCTTTCGTGAGTGCAGGTATTCAAGTCTGCGAGTTTAATATATTGCAGAATCCTGTCTGTTATGCCATTAGCCTCATATCTGTGATAAAGTACATGAGTTGGATCAAGCTGCCAAAAATCATCATTATCAACTACTAATTTGAATCCATATTTTTTTCGCCAATCTATGATGTCCTGAATATTTATATCAGCCAAAAACCTATTCATCAGGAATATGTCCCAACCTTTTGCAACTATTTCCTCACTCAAAGTATCTGTGATCAGGCAGTAGTCTTTCTGCATATGCACCAAAGGCAGCATTATCCGATGATAACCTACCCCTGAGAATTTACTCGTTATGGCTAATATTCTCATTTCTTAGGTCTGCCTCTTTTTTTAGGTACATTTTCCTGTACAGGTTCTTGTACAGTTTCTTGTACAATTGGCAAATCCTGAACTACCTCCTGAGGCAAACTGAGATAATACCTGTAGAGTCTTTGGAGCATTTCCATTACGCAACTGCTGCACCATTTAGTTAAAACAAACTGAGGATCAATGTATGATTTATAAATGTGCTCATACATATTAAGCAAATGAATGTCCAGATTTCTTACATATCCATTCTGGACAGTATGGTAGTTGCCAATATGTTCCTCTAAATATTCTTTGTGTTCTTGTTTCATATTAAAAGTTTATATAATTTGATCATTGTATTTCTTGCCAATGGAGCTACCACTCCTGCAGTAAACATATAGAATGCAATCTGAGTGAATATATCAGGCAGAAAGAGTAGTAAAAGTGCTACCCATGCAGCCAGACATGAGGAGCAGTTAAATGGCTTAAAATTTAGTTTCCATTTCATATGGAACATATGTATCTCTGTAAAGAACAGAGCAAACATTACAGATGCTATTAATATCATTTTTTAAGTTTTTCAATATACAATATGGCATCCATTAACTCCTCTTGTAAATGGTTTAGCCATTGAGTCAAATTTAGATCATCCCTATCCAGAGTAGTCCCATATTTTTTGATTCCTGCCTCACTCCTGTTATAGAATTTATCTATAACCTCCTGCACTATGCTATCCTCTGATTTTCTTTCTAAGCTCATTTTTAGTCTGGTTTAGAGTTCTTATTATACTCATGTATGGAATCCCTGTCTTTCTACTCAGCTCTCTGGCATTTCCGTTAAACTCGAATGCATACAATCTGAGAATCTCTTTCTGATACCAATAAAGTCCCTCCACATGGTTTAATATTCCCTCTGTTATATCTA